GGTTATAACGCCGTTTGACTGTGGTCTGTGCACGTCCCCTGCCAATACCCACCTAGCCCCCCTAAACGTAGCCAGTGAGGCTGCTAACCCAGACAAAGGGGCACCGGTTTCAGCTATAGCCCCCTCAAAGGTGTTGTGGAGGCAGACGGCCCGACACTTTTTAGGTATTACTTTGCAAGCCTCATTGAATTCAGCCTGTGTCCGGCAATGCGGGATCATGGCCACGTTATGTGTTGTAAGGAAGCGTGGCTTAACAACAAACTGTAAGCCATCAATATTGCTTAGGAATTTGAAGAAGGGGCAATCTGGGTTATTCCCATCATGATTTCCTCTGAGTATAAAAACTGGCGGGCGCAACTGTTTGAGAGAGTCAACAATTTGATTGACGAGGGCTGAAGAGTGTTTGTCTTTGTTTTCGGTGATGTCCCCTAAAATGAACGTAGCTTCAACATCGTATTTTTCCTGCTGTTTGCACAACCAAGGAAACAGATCAAACCTGTATCGATCTTTAGGCCGGTCGGATAGGTGAATGTCACTCGTGAAGAGAAAACTGCTCATTTGACTTACTCACTGGGCGGGGTAGCGTGCAACAAATACTGATCAAACAATATAATATTAAGGTCTATGAAATGGTGAGTTAGGAAGATATTATCGTTAAGCTCAAGGGTAGCAACGCCCAACCCTGATAAACAGGCTACCGCTGGTATCTGATTTTGTTTGGCAATCATGAGGGGCATTTTGTTGTAGCGCTCAGCCTCACGTTTTGCAGTTTTCCAGAACTCAACTAGGTGACCTTTGCCGGTTATTAGCCCTGCGTACTTAAGATCACGATAAAATTTCAGTTCCACATAGAATTTGCTGATGAAAGGGGCTCCTAATGGATCAACCGCCGAAATGTCACCTGCCTGTGAAGCTAATGTCATGCCTTTTGCGTAGGCAACCGTGCTGCGGCCACCACTAAGAGCGCTTCTCCACAATAAATCATTTCTTGAAGCGTTACTCAACCAATGTGATAATTTTACACAGATATCACGCTCAAATTGGCTGCCCTTTCTTTTTCCGCCCCCCTGCTTCATAACACCCCCCTCTTAAATTTCTCCAGGGCTTCTGGCCACAAGCGGCCTTTTACTATTAAATAAACGTGACCTGTGGATTTTATTCCAAACTTTTTGCATACCTTTTTGTAAGTAAGGCCGTTATTTATATCTTTGATTATTTCAACTGCTTTTTCCACAGTCAATTTTGAGGCTCTAGTATTTCTAACCTGTTCTTTCGCGGTAGCCCATCGACAATTTGTTTTACTGTACCCGTTGTTGTTATTAACACGCTCAATGCTCATTCCTTCCGGTGGATCCCCCATGTCAAAATAAAAATTTTCAAATTTGTGCCACCGTTTAGTTACTTTTATTCCCCGTCCACCATAGTCACCATAAGACTTACTGTTTTTGTTGTAACATCGCCACATCATAGAACCCCACACTGATCTCACTCTTGACCCCCATTTTCCATGGGTAGTGTGGCTGTCTTTTGAGAATTCTCTTCTAAAACAACCACAGCTTTTGGTGTTACCGAATCGCAGAGATCCTGACAATGCAACATGCTCAACCCCACAGTCACAATGACATAGCCATAAGGCTCCACCATGTGGATGGCTGCCAGCACGACGCAACGCCACAGTTCTCCCAAAGCGTTGGCCTGAAATATCTATTGTTATTCTCAAATCACATCCTTGGGTACTTAGAACGACGGGGGATAAAGTCAGTTTCAATCTCAGCCCACATCGTTTTTACTGTTTGCGACAGATCAGCCAAATCTTCAGCGTAGTCAGCATCAGTGGCTGTTTCCATACTCTTAAGGTAATCCTTAAGATTGGTGATCCCAGCTTCTTTCAAGCGACCAACTTCATTGAGCCATTCAGCTGATGCACTCAGATCGTCAACCCCAAATCCAAATAAAAAATCAAACTCAGCAGTTCTAAGTGGCAGCCCAACCTTGTTCTTTTTAACAGATGCTTTGATTGTTATCCCATAGGGCCGCTCAACTTTTGAGATTGTACGTTTAAGCTGCTTAATATGAGCCAGCCAAAGTATTTGTGAAGCGTAGAAGTCCAGTGCTCGTCCACCACTACGTCTATGCTTCTCGCCAAACATGGCACCAATATTATCCCGTACCTGGGACACAACAATCAGCAAGCACTGGCTGCGTTCAATCTTGCGCGCCATCTTTCTGAACATGATGCTGAGTGTCTTAGCCTTCTGCATGCCATAGCTGCCCTTCCCTATGTCCTGCTCCATTTCAGTTTCATCTGAGAGAGCGTCAAGGCTGTCAAGTATGTATATGGCTGGTTGACCTTTTGTCCCATCCAAGAATTTGTCAAAGTCACGGGCAAACCCCTCAACCGTGGTGAGTGGTTCTGTTTCATCCCCAAAATCTACCTTGGCAATGTTGAGGCCCATTTCAGCTGCGTAGGCTTTGTCATAGGCAGCTTCAGTCTCACGATAGGCTGCCACACCCTTAGGGTACTGCTGCATGAAATTGATCAGTGCTTCGGTAGCCAAGGCCGTCTTGGCAGTACTTTTGTCCCCCACAATGTTGGTGATACGCCCAATGGCGTAGCCCCCACCTAAGGCACAATCGAGCAATGTGCATCCTGACTTTACAAACTTAATCCCCACTTTTTCTGACGAGAAATAGTTTGTTATGCTTGGGGTTTTTGTAGATAGGGTTACCTTTTTCTTTGAAGTATTCATATTTTTCCAAGCCTTTTTTGTTAAGCGCTTCCCTGCGTTTGGCTTCCCTGAGGGCTATTATTTTATCAAACCGTCGTTTCCGTTCCTCAGGATTCTTCATCCCACATGAGTGGCACACCCACTTGCCTTGAGACCCCACAGGCATTAATTCACTGTACTGTTTGCACACCTCACATCTATCAAATGGTATGTCTGACCGGTTGAAGATGTACCGTTTTATCTTGTAGTTACCTACAATGCGCCCAAGTATGCGCTGAGACCAATACTTCTTAGTTTCTGCGTCCATAGTTAACCGAACTTGGGAGCCTTTGCGTAAGCCTGTCGGTATAGCTCGTCAAATTGAGCCTTCACCCGTTCAGGATCCTGACTGATGTCTACGGCCACAACAGCAGCCAGTTGCAAGGATGCTATGATCGTCTGGCGGGCCAGTTCACGATGATCATTAGTGCCTTTTTGCACTGTTTTCCAATGTGCCCAAAAACCTTCAAGGAGGCTTTGGTAGAGTTGGAATGAGGCTTTAAGCTGTTTATCTGTTGGCTGGTCAGCCATGGCGTCACCACCTTGCTCATGAAGTGAAGGAATCCTGGTATCATTTGAACAGACGTGCCCTCACGGCGCAGTCCTTTGCCTCTAACAACTTTCGGAGGGCTACCGTTTGCTCAGGATTGGTTGGCAATTCATTAACAATCCAAACTGCAAGATTATGGAATTGCAGGCTGATCTCTTGAAGGTGAGGGGGCAGGTGTTTATACTCAAAAAATTGAAGCATCTTATTTTCCATATCTTAACCTCTTTCTAAGTAAGTGTTGCCAGCTACGGTAACACATACGCTTGATAGTTTTTAGCTCACGCTCGAAGCGCTTATACGGTATCTCGTCGTTTAGGAATTCATTGAGGGGCCTGCGATCAAACCGGAGCGGATCAATGCCGCTCCGGCTCAACAGCTTCAGCTTGCGGTTACTCGTCGTCGGCTTCCGCAGACCTGCGGCGTGCCTTAAGCTTTTCCCTGAGGCTGCCGGGCTTTGGCCCTTTGTCCCGGACATCATCCTCATCGTCATCATCGCGGCTTTTAGCCTTAGCACGCTGACGCGGCTTTACGTCTTCATCTTCATCGGCTTCGTCATCGTCAAACGGTGAATCGTCTTCAGTATCACGCGCCGCTGACTTGCGGGCACGTCGGGGCGGCTCATCGTCTTCATCAGGCTCTTCACTACGGACTTTACGCCGCGTTTTGGGGCTTTCATCTTCATCATCCTCAGGTTCGGGCTTTGCTTTGCCCTTACGTGGCTTAACGTCCTCATCGTCATCATCATCGGACTTGGATTTTACTGTGCCATTGAACACCTGAGCAATGTAGTCATAGTCATAGAAATTCAGGCAATCGGGCACAGGGTTTTCAGTGATAAACTCAAGCCATTCCTCCTGCTGCTTATCATCCTCACTAAGTGGGGACGGCTTCAGCAACTTGCACTTGGACCCATCATAGTCGGTGTTAAGCCCTTTACCTTCACGGTAGAACCTGATGTCTCGCCCCTTTTCAACATCAGTGAAATCAATTACTTCACCAGTGTCTTCATCAAAGCTGAGATTGGCAAAGAACTTATCAAGGGTCAGGGGGGCGTCCATGAGTTGAGGGCCTTCATCCTCATCCATGCGGTCAACGATCCACATAAGCCGCCGTCCCTTTGGGGCAAGTTGCTTAGCAACCTCTTCATCCCCCTCACGGTTAGCCTCAATACGGGCCTCAGCCAATGGGTCCTTACCCTTCCCATGTTTTGATAATGACAGATAAGCGGCATTATCTGGCCCTACGCCGTAATTAAGGAACACGTCATAGGCGTGATAGTCAGCATCTTCCCAGGTTGGGGGAAGCACCCGGATCAAATTCTTTCCATCCTTCATCTTGTAGCGCTTGAACTCACGCTTGATGTAACTATCATAACC